ACCTAGCGGAGGGGCGTCTACGACCCCCGACGCTGTACGCTGTCCACGGTATGGACATGGAAGCTGGAGAGACGCCATCTGATTATCATTGGTCTTACAATTCGGACGTTGGTGAGGAGGAGCCTCCTCCGATTGTGCTGACGTATCTGGAAAATTTGACTTCTTTGGAACACGACCGCCTGTCTGATAAGGCGTGGGCTGCCGAGAACGGGATCGCTGATCGGACGTTGCGGCGTTGGAAGAAAGATGAGCGGTTTCGGAAGTTGTGGACGAAGATGGCTGATAGTTCGGTGTTGGGGCCTGACGCTATTTCGCCGATTTATCATGCGGCGTTGAAAATTGCTGCTGATCCTGATCATCCGAAGTGGGATGCTGCGTCGAAAATGATTTTGTCGTTGGCTGACAAGGTGCGGCCTCCGACTTTGCAGATCAATGTGACTGCTGAGGATCGGTTTACTAACATGTCTGATGATCAGCTCCAGACGTATTTGTCTAAGGGCAAGGATGTGTTGGAGATCGGTCCGACGTGAGCTTGGGCAATGATCATGCTGAGCTTGCTCGTAGGGAGGCTGCCTGGCGTCGTGGCGCTGCGGACCCGCATTGGGTAGCTGAGCAGTGCTGGATGATTCAGCATCCCAAGGGTGAGCGTCTGTTTACTCTTAGGACTTCTCAGTCGACGGCTCTTCAGCGTTGGTTGGATGGCGAGAACAGCATCACTCTTAAGGCCCGTCAGATTGGCTGGTCGACGTTGGTGGCGTTCTACGTTTTTTGGTTGGCGTTTTGGTTTCCGAATACCCGAATCATGTTGCTCTCTAAGGGTGAGCGTGAGGCTCAGGAGTTGTTGGGCAAAGTCAAGTTTGGGTTGGATCGGATCCCTGGCTGGCTCAGGGTTCGTGGCCCGAGGGTTCGTACCAGCAATTTGACAAGGATTGAGTTGTCGAATGGTTCTGAGATTTTGTCGTTGCCGTCAGGCAACAACCCTGCCCGTGGTTTCACGGGCCGTTTGATCGTTGTTGATGAGTTTGCGTTCTTGGAGAACGCAAGCGAGGCGTGGGCTTCGATCGAGCCGACCGCCGATATTGGCGGTCAGCTCATCCTTCTCAGCACAGCTAACGGGTCTGGTAACAAGTTTGAAGACTTGTGGGTGCGAGCTGAGACAGGCAAATCTGTGTTCAAGCCGATGTTCTACGGTTGGGACTCGGTGTACGAGCGCGATGACGAGTGGTATAAGCAGAAGCAGTTTGATCTGCCTGAGTGGCAGCTTCATCAGGAATATCCGTCAAACCCGACTCAGGCGTTTATTCGTTCAGGGATGATGGTGTTTAATGCTGAGCTGTTGGAAGAGTTGAACGCTGGCGCGAAAGAACCGTTGTTGACGTTGAACCTTGAGGGGCCAGGGCCAGATTTCCCTCGGACGTTCACGCCAGTGGAAAATATTGCTTCAAGCTCGTTTGTTCATGTTTGGGAAGAACCGCAGGAAAACCAGGCGTACGTAATTGGTGCTGATGTCGCTGAAGGCTTGGCACATGGCGACTACAGCACAGCGCACGTTGTGACAGTCGGCGAAGAACCTCGGATCGTGGCCGAATGGCACGGCCATATCGAGGCCGACTTGTTTGGCTATGAGTTGTTCAAGTTGGGAACGTGGTACAACTCGGCACTCATATTGCCTGAGGTCAACAACCACGGGTTGACGACTGTGACGGAACTACGGAAACTCGGATATCGGCGAATTTGGCGGCGGATGAGTCTGAACTCTGTTACCCGAAAACGGACGATGGAGTGGGGTTGGAAAACGACCCGAGTCACTAAGCCGCTAATGATCGACGGTTTGCATCAGTGGATGAGAATACGACGTTCAGATGGGATCCCGTCTGTTGCGACATGCGCCGAACTCTCACGGTTTACACGCAACCATCGAGGCCAAATGTCTGGCTCGCCTCACGATGACCGTGTCATCTCTCTCGCTCTGGCAGTTCACGCTCTGGATTTTGCGTGGAACCCCGAATATCAAGAAGAAGTAGAGATGCCATACGGCTCGATGGGCTGGTACGAAGAGCAGGTACAAAAAATGGACAACGAACACGACGTTGAAGATGGATGGCTCATAGGCTAAACCTGTAGGAGCCGAACACTGTCCACTAGAGGCTTGAACGCATTCTTTTCTTGATTGGAAGTTCAAATGGGTCCAGACAAACTTGAGTACGACAGCACTGGTGCTGGTGAACTTGTGAAGTCTCACAGCGGTGAAATCATGGGCGGCTTTGCGTCGCCTGGGGGCGGTTCAACCCTCCCCCCGTCGGCTTCTGGCGACGTTGTCGCCCCTGGTAGCCAACACGCTGGTTCTGACGTACGCACCATCACTGGCGCAAGCGGCGGGGCCATCGGTGGTTTCGCTTCTCCTGGCGGCAGCCAGGAAGTCTGATACGTTTGCCTAATGGGCATCCGTACCGCAAGCGCTGAAGAACCAATCCCGACAGAATGGGATTTGTCTTACGAGCCGTGCCCTTGTGGGGGCACGGCCCAACGCTTTTTTCATGAGACAAGAACGTTTTACCCCGTGCCATGCGAAGGCGAAGCCACAGGGCGGCGCGTTTCGTGGGAATGCAAGATGAAACACCACCATAAAGAATTTGCCCAGGGCCGTGACCCTGTGGGCAAGGGTGGAACCCCGTTCCGTGTCTCAGCCGCTGAAGGCTGGACGCAATTTGGGGCGATGAAAGAGTCACAGGATTTCGCTCGTTCTGAAGGTACCGATCTTCAGCGCTCTTCCCGTTCGTAGGAGAAACCATGCCTGTATTCGGGCGGAAACCAGTACATAGGCCACAGGCAGAGCTTTTGTCCTACTACGGGGGAGAGCTTGAACGTTCTCGTGCGTGGCGGGAAGCCGAGGGTTACGACGCTCTGTGGACTGACATGATCAACATCTACAAGGGTGATTCGATCATTCCTAGCGGCAGTTCTGCTGATGATCGCATAGCGATCAATCAGGCGTTCTCAACGATCAATGTCATTTATCCTGCAATTTCGGTTTCTCGACCAGAAATTACAGTCCAAGCCAATCGGTCTGACATGGAAACCCGTGCCGTGTTTGTTCAGGCGATGGTTAACCACCAGTGGGAGCGTTACCGCTTTCAGGAGCCGTTCCGTCGAGCCGTTAAAGATTCGCTGCTTGTGGGCCATGGCTGGTGCAAGATGCTTTGGTCTTATGAAGAGACTGAGAAAGATCTAACCGAAGAAGAGTTCGCTGCTCGGTTCCAGTCGGCTTTGCAAAACGAAACTGCTATAGCTGCTGAAGAAGAACGTGAAATGGTCACGGACACAGAGTTAGCCAAGCAGATTATGGCGCAATCGAAGCAAACGCTGGTTGACCGTCCCGTCATGGAACGCATTTCTGTTCACGACATGTTTGTCAACCCTGAAGCTACGTCGTTGGAAGATGCCCGTTGGATCGCTCAGCGGGTCGTGCGCCATATCGAAGACGTTCACAATGACCCTGCGTATTCGAAGAAAGCACGAGAATCTGTTCAAGCAGGACTTCTACTCTCCAATTCGCAGAACAAGACGGCAGAAGAAAGCTACAAGTCCAAGGAACTGGTCGAAGTTTTCGAATTCTATGACTTGCATCGCAAAACGATGTCGACCTTTGCTACGGGTGCCCGAGAGTACCTGATTCGTCCTCGGGCAATGCCGTACGCTTTCGGTCACCCGTTCGAACAGCTCCGTAACTACGAGATCCCTGACCATTTCTATCCGATGGGCGATCTTGAATCGATCGCTCCTCTGATCAAGGAACTATCTAAGACCCGTTCCGAGATGATGAACCATCGTGCCCGTTACGCACGTAAATACATTGCACGCAAGTCGGCGATCAACAAAGCTGACCTGTCGAAGATCGCATCAAAACGTGACGGCGAAGTCATCTTCATCGAAGATGACAACGTCCCACTAAACGACGTTATTCAGCCTGTGAATCAGGTTGCGATGGACCCTGGCCTGTACAACTGGTCGCAGTTGATATCACAAGATATTGAAGACATTTCGGGAGTTTCCGAATTTATGCGCGGCGGAGGCGGCCAAATCCGCCGTACCGCCACAGAAGCATCCCTGATGCAAGACGCTGCGAACGTGCGAACCGCTGAGAAACTGGACCGTGTCGAAACGTTCATCGCTCAGCTCGCTACTAAACTCCTCCAGATCAATCAGCAATACGTGACGGGGGAACAGGTCGCTAAGATCGTTGGCCGAGACGGTGCATCTTTGTGGGTGCCGTACACCCGTGAAGACATCAAAGGCCAGTACGACTTCCGTGTCGAGGGCGGCTCAACCGTTCCGAAGAACGAAACGTTCCGACGCCAATCGGCGCTCGGAATGTTGCAGGCAATGGCCCCGTTCATTGAAACTGGCCAAATTAACACTCAGGAACTGATGCGTGTCGTTCTGCGTGACGGCTTCAACATCAAGAACCCTGAGAAGTTCCTGCAACAGCCACAACAGCAAGACCCGATGGCTCAACAGGGCGGAATGCCTGGCCAAGGGCAGCAAGCCGCACTAGGCGGCGGTGGCGGTGGTAGCGGGGCTGACGCCCCGCAGCTAGAACCAGCTCAGCAAGCAGAAGCTGACGCCGCCTCACAATTAGGAATATAAAACCACTTCCTGCACGCCGTCTACCCATAATGTAGGAGCAACCCAATATTTGGGACTCTTAAGGAGCAATCCGTGAATCAGACCGAAAGTGGACTCCAAAGTGGAGCACCCGCCACAAGTCAGCAGCAGCAGAATTCAGAAATCCCCTTACCTGACGGTACGGTGATTAGTCTGGAAGAAGCGGCACAAGGCTATATGCGTCAAAGGGATTACACCCAGAAAACGCAGGACTTAGCCAACCAGCGTCGCATCGCCCAAAGAGGAGTTGATCTTCTTCAGGCGCTCGATACCGATCCCAAAGCAACCGTTGATCTGATTGCAGAGACTTACAAAGTTCATGTTTCGCAGGCGTCAGCGCCTGCGACAGCTACGAACGAGTGGGGCGAAACAATCGAGTCTTCTACGCAGGACACCGCAGAGGTGGCTGCTTTGAAGTCTGAGGTTCAGCAACTTCGGGGGACTGTCGGGAATGTGGCACAACAGCAGCAGCGTTCTGTTTTGATGAACGAAATCGCTGAGGTTCAAGCTCGTTATGGTGATTTTGATCAGGATGTTATTCTTCGGCACATGCAGGCGAATGATATTCCAACGGTCGAGATGGCTTATCGGGATTTGAACTGGGCGTCTGCACAGGAAGCGGTGTCTACACAGCGCGATCTTGAGCAGGAGCAACAGCGGGTTCTGGATGAGAAACGTGGAATGCAGGGTGTTGTGGCAGCGGGCGCTGGAATCCCTGGAATGAATACTGACACTGGTCCGAAAGAATACAGTGCCTCGTCCCAGGGTTCATGGCGAGATTCTCTCGCCGAGGCTTTCCGAGATTCGATGTCCGAACGTGGTTTTTCGAATGTTGGAGATCCTTTGCTGAACGGCTGACGTTTGGCTGATCCCATCCCATCTACTCCTTAGGAGTCAATCATGGCTTTCGGTTACAAAGACACCGATGCTAACTGGTCAGATATTCTGACCACGACCTTTGCGAAGGTCACCCCACAATTCATCGATCAGGTCTTCCAGGCCCGTCCTCTCGCTTATTTCTTGGCGCAGGCTGGTCAGGTCATCCAGATCGATGGTGGCGCACGTATCCAAGAGGCTCTTATCGGCCTTGACAACGCGGCTAACACCATCACCTACACGGGTGCTGGCACTATTGCCAATACCGCTCAGGAAGAAGTCACTTCGGCGATTTACGATTGGAAGCAGCTTGCTTCTACCGTGTCGATCACTGGTCTTGAAGAGGCTCAGAACAGCGGCGAAGCTGCGTTCCTTGATCTTCTCAACACGAAGATCGAGATTGCCCGTGAGTCTGTTGTTCAGAAGATGAACAGCATGTTCTGGGGTGCCTCGCCTGCTGGAACCGATTTCCACGGCCTTACCCTTCTGGTTAAGGACGCTACCTCTACTGTCGGTGGCATCACTCCTGGTGATTCCCCCGACGATTACTGGTGGAGGTCTGCGGTTCACAACGCTGCTCAGGTAGCTGAGGCAACTACGGCTGGCGTTTCTGGCTTCGGTCACACCGTGGCTGCGGTCCTTGACCGTGAAATGATGACGAACGTCTTCAACGATGCTTCTGTGGGTGGCGACACTCCGCAGTTCATCATCACCACTCAGGAACTACACGAGCATTACGAGTCACTTCTGCAGGCGAACATGCGTCACACCGACGCTAAGCTCGCAGACGCTGGCTTCCAGGCTTTGGAGTTCAAGGGCCGTCCCGTCGTATTCGATGATGACTGTCCCACTGGTGAGATGTACTTCATCAACCCGAAGTACCTGCGCCTCAAGGTCCACAAGGACCGCTTCTTCAAGGCTGGACCCTTCATCCAGCCGACCAATGCGGATACCCGCACCATGAAGATGCTGACCTACGGCAACCTCACGATCAACTCCCGTCGTCACCAGGGAATGATCTACGGCCTCACCACTGCCTAATCCAGGGCGAATGGTTTGAGTGGAGCGGGCCAGATCTTAGAATCTGGCCCGCTCCAAGGACGAACGTGACGAACGTTGGGAGAGGTCTGTGGCATACAATCTTGCAAGCTTCCGTGAACTTATACGGGCAACGTTGGACTTGGATGCCACGGATCTCCCTGACATTCTTGTAGACGATTGGATTCGTGACGGCGCTACTCGTGCCCAAACACGTCGCCAGCAATGGCCGTTCTATGAGAAAGACTGGACGTTTAACGCTGTTGACGGCCAGGGCACGTACACGTTGTCGGCCATTCAGGCCGATAGCGGAAGTACCGATGCGATAGCTGAGATCCGTCAGATCCGTGGTCCTAGTTCGGAGCTGCGATGGCAGGACATCACAACGCACGACAAAACGAACCCTCGGGGTTCTGTTTCTAGCGGCACTCCCAGGTTCTGGTCGCAGTGGAACAACAGCGATGTGATCTTGGATCCTGTGCCCAGCAATTCGACTGATACGTTCATTGTGCGCGGTTACGCTAAGCGTGCCGATTGGGTTTCGAATGGGGCTGCTGCCCTGTCAGATATGCCTGTCGAGTTTGATAACACGATCCTGAATTGGGCTATCGGTAAAGCGCACGCTCAGCAGGGCGACCCTGCTTCGGCGTTGCATTATGCCGACATGTCTGATCTTCGGTTGCGGGAACTTGTCAGATACTACGACGATCCTTCTCCCAGCCACGAAGTCACTTTCGGCGGCAATTACAACCGTCAAGTAGGCGGGCTGTCGGATCCTCGCTTCTCGTGGGAGTGATCTGAATGGCTATAGATGTTCGTAGAGGCGGCGCTCGACCCCCACAGTTGAGGCTAGACCCACAGGTTGATTTCACTGGCGGGCTAAACGCTATTGAAGATCGTTTCCAGTTGGCTCCGAACGAGTCGCCCGACTGTTTAAACATCGACATTCATCGGCGTGGCGGCGTTCAACGCCGCCGTTCTGTGCGTTCTTGGGGCACTTATGACCCGTTCGGCACTGGCGTTGTGCCTGAGGAACTGTTTGAACATCGCGATCAGATAAACGATTCGGCCAAAGTGATCGCTACTAAAGGTGCAGGCGTTTCTGCCGTGATCGCTGTCGGCGTTGGGGCTAGCTGGACGGCTGTGACGAACACGGGCCAAGACACAATCTACGATCACGCCATGATGAACGGCAAGTCATGGTTTGCTTGCAAACTTCAAGCCACCCAGTCGTGGGAAACCCCGTCAGGGGTTCCTGACGGTGCCACAGCCGTAATCCCTGATTCGGCGGGCGCATACCAAAACGACTATGCGACAGCAGCAGGCAACATCTTTCCTCATTGCCAGTTTATGGAATCTCACGGCGGGTTCATGTGGGCTGCCTGGACCGACGAGGGAGCAATCACTCACCCGACCCGTATCAGGTTCTCGCATCCTGGCTACGCAGACAGGTGGTCTGAAGACGACTGGATCGAAATTGGAGACGAAGACGGCGACGAGATCGTCGCCATCAAATCGTTCCGTGATCACCTGCTTGTGTTCATGCACCGCTCAGTACATGCCGTGTTCGGCTATGACCGCCAAAACTTTCAAGTCGTCAAGGTCTCCTCTTCTGTAGGAGCCGAATCAAAGAAGAACATATCGGTCACTCCTCAGGGCGTTTGGTTCTTTTCCCCTGATCGGGGGGTTTACTTCTATAACGGTGACGGCGAACCGCAGTGGGCGTTTGAAAAGATTTGGCCGTTGATGGATAGCGGCTCGTTTAACGAAGCTTCGTTTGACGATGTCGTTGTTGCTTCTGTGAGCGGCAAGATTTGGGTTTCGGTTCCGCAAGATGACGGCACGGATGTGACGTTTGTGTTTGATCCAGCCGTTGGTGCGTGGGTTCGTTACGGTCTTGCTATCACTGGCCATCTAGAGTTTCAGAACTCTTCTGGTTTGGTTGAACATTTGGCGTCTACAGCGGGTAACGCTGGTTTGATCAAGTTGGATAGTGGTGCGACGTCTGATTCTTTCAATGATGCGGCTGTGCCTGCCGATGTGGGCATAAATTCGTATTACCGTACGCGGTGGATGGATGGCGGGTCACCGTTTCTTCCGAAACGGTATAAGAAGCCTGAGTTCATTGTGTCGGGCGTTTCTACTCACATCATTCAGGCTCACATCTATTTCGATTATGACGATGCGTCGGCTGCGAAGACTTTGCAGTTGAATGTGGTCGGGGATCTTTCGACTACGAATTTGGTTTGGGACGACAATGACGGGTTCCCTGATGACAACTCGTCAGCCCAGTGGGACCAGGGGCTGTGGGCTGTTCAGTCGGCTGCAACTCAAGACGAGATTATTCGTGGAGGCACCATTGGCGGCACTGGCCGTTCTGTTGCTATCAACTTTGTCGGCCCAACCGACGTCCAGTGGGAAATAAGGGGATTTACTCTGAAGTACCTAGCCAAGAAACCGAGATCTTAATATGGTTGCAAACGTAGTTGTCCCAAATACTTTCGTTGCGGCGTCCGATGCGGTTGCCGCTGAGGTAAACGCAAACTTTGTCGCGCTTCGTGACCACATCAACAACTACATGGTTTCTAACGACGGTGTAGTTGCTATAGCTGGCACTCAGACTTTGAACAATGTGACGGTTACTGGCGATCTGACGTTGACTGGCAACCTTGTGGCTAATGCCACAATCAAGGGCGATGTTGTTGATACTGGCGGTTCAACTGTCATTTTGGATAACACTGCTGGTGCTGCTTGGTTCCGTGGCGATGTCAAGAACGCCAGCGACACAGTGATTGTGGATGTTTCAGCGGCCACGTTCGCTGGTAACGCTGCAACTGCTACCAAACTCTTTGCCACTAAGACCATCGATATCACTGGGGTCACGGCGACAGCGACTCCTTTCGACGGCTCAGCCAACATTAACATTCCGATTACTGCTGTGCCTTCAACGCTGCTCACGGGCACAATCGATACTGCACGTATCCCTACGCTGTCGCAATATGTGAGATCTGACACGGCTGACACGATGGCTGGCGATTTAACCGTCCAGGGCGACATTAACGTGACTGATGCTGGCGACAGAGTTGTTATTTCTGCCGATACCGACTGGTCGTTGAAGGTCGGCAATCTGGCTGCCGCTCAGTCTCCTGACAATAAGGCCGTCATAGGCATCGTGTGGAACAGCGCTCAGGGTACGGGCGCTTCGATGGGGATTAGTTTTAAGTACGACAGTGTGGTTACGACCAAAACATTTATCAAGTTCCAATACGCAACTGGTGTTGATGGTGGCTCCATCCAGTCGAATGGCACGACTACTTACTTTGTGGCCCCTTCGGACATTAGGTACAAGGAAAACGTGACGCCTGTATCGGGCGCTCTTGCCGCCTTGAATGGTGTGGATGTAATTAGCTACAACCGTATTGGGCATGATCTGACTCGTGTCGGGTTCTCTGCCCAGAACGTACAAAGCATCAGTGAGTTTGCTCGGTTCGTTACAGTGGAAGAAGACGACTTAGACGAGAAGTTGCAGTTAGCGGAAGCAGAGTTTGTTCCGTATCTCGTGTCGGCTGTTCAGGAACTAACTGCCCGTTTAGAAACGCTTGAAGCTGTCTAATGATTAACCGTCAAGCGTTTGCGGCGCTAATCGACTACCAGCGCACCGATTGGGACACGAACGAGGTTCCTCGTTCATCGAACCGTTCATGGGACGACATCCAGGGCGTCGAGATTCACCATACGGGTTCATCTGGGCCTAAGAGCATGACGTTTGCCGACATGCAATCTTGGCTGCTGTCGGTGGAGAGGTACCACGAGCTGACAAAGGGCTGGAGCGACCTGTTCTACAACGTGTTTGTGGACGCTGAGGGTCGTGTGTGGGATGGGCGTCCGACGCTGGCGTCGTCGCAATCGAGTCTGCATAACTGGCTGACGGTTCATGTGCCTGGGAACAACGCCGTGTTGACCGACGTTCAGAAGGCAAAGCTGTCGGAGTTGGCGGACACTGTTGGTGGTCGCAAAGCGATTCGTGGTCACGGTGAACGTGGCGCTACGGCGTGCCCTGGTTCTAATGCGATGGCGTTCATCAACGAGTGTCGTGCCTCTGTTGGGGCCGTTTCGTATCCTGGGAGTTACGTCCGTCGAGACTCGACCGATACGGCATCTGTCAAGCTGGTTCAGGGTGTCGTTGGGACAGTGGTTGACGGGGCGTTTGGTCCGAACACTGAGGCGGCTGTGAAGAGTTGGCAGACGGCGCAGGGTTTGGTCGCTGATGGGATTGTTGGTCCTGCGACATGGGCTATCATGTTCCCGCCACCGCCACCGCCACCAGCACCAGCACCAGCACCAGCACCTGAGCCTGAGCCTGAGCCTGAGCCTGAGCCTGTGCCAGAGCCTGTGCCAGAGCCAGAGCCTGTACCTAGCGATGTCCTCCCCGACAAGGCCATCGGCAAGTTGATACGTCGCCTAGTTGAGTGGCTTATCAACATCGTTCGTAAGTACCCAGGGAACAACTGACCGATGAGCAAATGGGCGGCAATCAAGAAATATCCGCTGCGCTACGTGCAGGGCACGTTGGCGTGTGCGGTGGCTCACAACCTAGAACAACTCCAGCAGGTCGTTGACCCTGCTGTTTTACAGGAAGCGTCGAAGACTGGTGTCGTGTTGGCCGCAATGCTGACTGGGAGTGGCCTTCTTCAGAAGGAACCTAAGCCAGAGCCTGTGCCCGAACCAGGGAACAACTGACCGATGCGCGAATGGGCGGCAATCTTCGGTGGATCAGGAGCAGCATTGATTACAGGCGTGTTTGCTGTATTTATCAATCGGTTCCGTCGGGAGAACACGAGACAACACGACGAATCAAACACTCTGCGGGCCGAAGGGCACGCAGACAACCTGGCAAAGATGGAAGACATTGCGGAACGGATCACTGAGGTCCGTGACGATGTGAAAGAAGTGCGGTCCTGGCAGTTCGACCATTTGGAATGGCACGCAGATCAGAAGAAGAAGTAGGGGACTAGACGTGTCTAATTGGATAAACAGGCAATACAGCATCAACCCAGAACAGCCCCCTGTCAACCTCGCTCTCGCCAGCGGCTTGTCTTACATCGGGGCGTATTCGGCTGCAACTACTTACGCCATCGGCGATGTGGTCGCCGACGGCTCAGGCAACTCGTTCGTGTCCAGAACCGCTTCGAACGTGGGCAACGCACTCCCCTCTGTAGGAGCCTCTAATACGAACTGGCAGACGCTGGCGCAGCGGGGCACTGCGGGCATCCAGGGAAACACGGGCAACACGGGAGTTACTGGAACAGCCGCTACTGTCGCTGTTGGTTCTGTCGGTTCTGTCGTTAACGCTGGAACTGCAACTATCGCCAATAGTGGTACTTCTGCAGCAGCCACGTTCGACTTTGTCTTAAGAGATGGTCCTACTGGACCTACAGGCGCTACTGGTGCAGATTCAACAGTCGTTGGCCCAACAGGTGCAACTGGTACGGCTGCGACTATTGGAGTTGGCACCACCAGTTCGGTTGTAAATAGCGGCACGGCTTCTGTTGCAAACAGTGGAAGTTCTAGTGCGGCTACGTTTGACTTTGTCTTGAGGGATGGGCCGACTGGCCCCGCCGCCACTATCGCTGTAGGGACTGTCGGCTCTGTCACTAATGCTGGAACGGCAACTATTGCGAATAGCGGCACTTCGGGTGCCGCGACGTTTGACTTCGTCCTGAGGGACGGTCCTACGGGGCCTACAGGCTCTACTGGGGCAACTGGTTCAACTGGTTCAACGGGATCTACTGGCACGGCAGCGACTATTGCGGTTGGCAGTGTCGGTTCAACTACTAATGCGGGTACTGCAACTATTGCAAATAGCGGCTCATCTGGGGCAGCGACGTTTGATTTCGTTCTCAGAGATGGCCCCACTGGTCCCACTGGGCCTACTGGCTCTACTGGTTCAACAGGTGCGACTGGCCTGACAGGTTCTACTGGTCTTACTGGTTCTACTGGTTCTGCAGCAACAGTAGCTGTCGGGACGACAGGTTCGGTCACTAATGCTGGCACCGCTTCTGTTGCCAATTCGGGTTCTTCGTCGGCTGCTACGTTCGACTTCATCCTGAGAGACGGCCCTACTGGCTCGACTGGCTCGACTGGCCCGACAGGCTCGACTGGCTCTACTGGACCAACTGGAGCGACTGGTCCGACGGGTGCTGATTCTACGGTTGCTGGCCCTACGGGACCGACTGGCCCTACTGGACCTACTGGTAGCACTGGTAGCACTGGTTCTACGGGCGCTACGGGTCCAACAGGCCCGACTGGCGCGGACTCTACGGTTGCTGGGCCTACGGGGCCGACTGGCCCGACTGGCTCTACTGGGCCAACAGGCTCTACTGGCGCTGCGGGCGCGGATGGTGTCATTGACACCATCACTGCTGGCACGAACTTGAGTGGTGGCGGTTCTGCCGCCACCGTTGCGTTGAACCTTGATACGACTTTGACTGGGTTGACTTCGGTTACGTCGACGGCGTTCGTGGGAGCGCTGACAGGTAACGCTTCGACGGCGTCTGCTGTGGCGGCTTCTGCGTTGACTGGTGCGACGTTGAACTCGGGGGTGACGGCTTCATCGTTGACTTCGATTGGCACGTTGGCTTCGTTGCAGGTGACTGGCCTGACGGCTGCTGTAGGCAAGATGGTGGTCGGTCAGGCTTCATTCACTCAGGAGCCTTGGGCTTCAAGCACGATCGCATTAGGAAATTATGGA